CGAGAACGGCGTTATCCAACGGCGTGTAAGGGCGGATAAGATAGGGCGTAAGTACCTTACTAAAATGGATCAAACCAAGCTACGAAGGGATATATACAAGGAACTAGAGAACGCCGCACAGCGAAACCCTGAAAAGATTTATTATTTGGAGTTAAAAACGGAGGAATTGTAAATGGAACAATGGAAGATTAGATATTGCAATGCTCATAAAGAAAACTTTAAAGCAAAGTACCCAGAAGCATTTAAGGATAATCATTACTCAAACCCGATTATACCTAAGACTAAAACAGCTAACGGGATGCAAACATTTTGCACCAACTACTGTAATTGGCTAGGGCATCACTTAGAACGCACCAACAATATGGGAGTTCCAGTTAAAAAGAAAATACCTAAGTTTAATATATTTAGCGGAAAACTAGAGCATTTAGACGGAGGTATAGAATGGCGTAAAGGAACGGGAGCAAAAGGTTCAAGCGATTTAAAAGGGCATATAAACAACCCTAAACATCAATTCCCTATTCCCGTTTATATTGAGATAAAAATAAAAGATAAGCAGTCACAAGATCAAAAAGATTACGAGGCAACAATAAAGAAAAGCGGTGCGATTTACGGCATTGTACATAACCCTGAAGAATTTTTTATGTTGTTTGATTATGTAATGAGTTTGTAGTATATTTGCTTATACTCGTTTCATAAATAGTATTGCGGATTATTTATGAAACTATTGTCTAAACCCCACATTTAGACAAAGCCCCTTCGCCGCAATCGTTGGGGCTTCTTTAATATATGGCACTACAAGACAGATTTAATTTTGAAGCATTACCTGAAAGAGAACTACAAGGTAGATTAATCAAATATTTTGCTAATTACTTTTTTATCTCATCAGAGGTTACATCATCTTGCGGTAAACGCCGGATTGATTTATTAATGTACCACTATTCTGATACAAACAAGCAATATCCTATCGGTATTGAATTAAAGAAAACTAGTGTAAAACGTGGAACTAATATAGCCGATTGGTGCTTACAAGCATCAGAATATACAAGGCTTATATTTATGAACCAAACCCCTTTAGTTTTTATTGCACCTCAAATAAGCGGATGGTATTTAGATGAAGGAGAAAGAGTAGCAAAACACAATGTAGAAAAGCCATATAGTGCCGGAGCGCATAATAACGTAAATTCTTATTTATTTAAAGCGCATGGTTTTGGAGAGTTACAAAAGTTTTATGATTATAATGGTATTGGTAGATTTAGATTAGTTGCTAATACATACATAGTTTGGGATTCGTTAAACCCTACTTTTTTTAATATTGAAAAGTACAACAAATGCAAATAAGCGCATACTTACCATACACTAATAAAGAAGGTAAATGCACAGCCGGTTGCATACCTTACAATTCTACATTAGAGGAAGAAATACAGCAAATAAAAGACGGTACACATTTAGAAGTTATTACTAAGCTTAGGTCAATAACCGACCAAGAATATAAGCGGACATTTAAAGCCGCTCAATTACCATGCTTTACCGTTAGTAGTATTTGCAAAGATTGGCGTAAGACTGAAAACATAGTATCTCATACCGGCTTGTTGTGTATTGATATAGACGGGCATAATAACCCGCATATTGAGGACTGGGGAAAGCTAAGGGATGATTTATTTAATAATGGAAAATCAATAGTAGCTGCATTTATTAGCGCATCCGGAAACGGTTTAGCTGTTATATTCAAGATATTACCGGCTCACCATATGCAAGTGTTTAATACAATTATGCACGAATTAGCTTACTTAAACATTATTATTGATGTTCAATGTAAGGACTATGTAAGGGTTAGATTTAGCAGTTATGATCCGGATGCAAAGATTAGGTCTTATGAAGAAACAGAATTAGCATTACCAAATGATAAATACCAAGACGAAGAACCTAAGATACAATTCAAGCCATCAAATAATGTAAATAGCATCCGGACATTTAAACACGCTATTGAAAACGCTAACGAATGGGGTAAGTTTCAAGATGGGTATAAGCATCATTATCTTTTAAGGGTAGCGGCTTATTGTAATTTGGTAGGGATGAAAGAAGATATTTGCAAAAGTTTTGTTATAAATGAATTTGCCAACAAAACACATATTACGCAATCCGATTTAATAAAGCCGGTAACTTTAGTTTACCGTTCATACAAGGCTCAACACGCTACAAAACAACTACCTAAGCCGGAGTACTCTTTTAAGATTCTTAAATGGTTGTTAAAGTATGTAAAAAAGGAATTATTAAAGCATCATATAGATGATTATGGTAAAGATACATACGCCGGTACTGATGGAACTTATACTGTTGATAGTAAGTTATTGGCTTTTTTTATGCACATTGCCGCTCCTAACTATACTTGGACTATCTTAGATGCCCCAAACAGATTTACGATACAAGAAATAAAAGATATTATTAAACCAAATTGTTTACTTGATTCTTGCAATGGGCAAAGAGTATGGGTAGACAAAGATTATTCATTCCCTTTAAACTGGTAACATGATTATTGATTTAAAATTACAAAAGCAAAACAATTCATTCCCTTTAGAGATCTTTGAACCTATTGTAGCGCAATCTTTTCAAGACCTTGCTAAAGAATATTCTTTGCCGGTTGATTATATTGCCTTATCTGCTTTATGGGCGGTTGCATCATTGTCAGGCAATATGCACACAACTGAATTAAATGGGGAAATGAAATCTATACTATACTGTATGATGGTTGGCCCTTCTTCAATCGGCAAGACAAAGGCATACGATTTAGTATTCGGGGATATTATAGAGCCTTTAGCGGATAGGTTGTATAAGGAATATATTACCAAAGAGAAAGATTGGGAAGTAGAAAGAATGAGAGCCAAAGCGAACAATACCGTTTATACAGAACCAAGACCGGTTCGTATTATTCGTTCTGCATCCGGAGCAACATTGGAAGCCATTACCAAATACGCATCTACCAACCACGCCGGTTTCGGGGTTTACTTTGACGAGGGTAAGAAGTTATACCAGGGCGGTTCATACGCTAAGGATAATAATTCGGTAGACTTTTGGAATAATGTTTGGAACGGTAAGACAATAGATGATCTTCGCAAAGACCCAACTTTAGAGAATAGGGTAACTAATCCGGCTATTAGCGTTTTAACCGGTATGCAGTCAAAGCGAATAAACGAGATGTTTAATAAACAAGCAGTTGAATCCGGCTTACTCAATAGGTTTTTATTTGTATCATCCGATTATGTAGAACTAAATGAGAATAGAGATGTCTTTAGCCAAAAAAGTAGGGTTTGCGTTTACTGGCAGTCATTGATAGAGCATTTGTTTAGTATTGGGGTTTATTATGTAGAAGGTAATCCAAGATGGGTAAAATTCACAGACGAAGCAAAAGTATTATTTAATACAATAAGAAACCGGATAACAGCAGAAAGCAATGTAATAATTAAGAATAGAAGGGAGGGAGATGTTAGCGAACTGTTAATTGGTTATTTAGGTAAAATGTTTGCTTATTATAGCCGAATCACATTAATATGCTCAATTATTAGAAACCATAAAGCACCGGTTATTGATGTGGTTGATGTACAAAACGCCGAAAAGGTATTTTATTACTTTAAGAATCAAGCCGTACAATTGCTAACTGAAATAAACAATAGCACTCAAACAGACCTTGAGGGTAAGCAGTTGGAACTATTTAATGCATTGCCGGATAAGTTTACCGCTAAGGATGCGGCTGATATATGCGTACAGTTGAAATGCTCTAATAAATACTTCCTAATAACATTTAGGCAAAAGTATAAGGGTAAGTATATTATTAAAGCTGATGATAAGCATTATAAGAAAGTTTAGTAATAAAGAAAGCGTTTTGGTAATAACCAAAGCGTTTTTTTATGCCTTTTTTGGTAATAAGCTATTACCATTTTATTACCTCTTAACTAATTAATAATCAAACGATTAAACGCAAGGTAATAAGGTAATAGTAAAAACCATAATAATACTAGATAATATATATATACCTATACTTTATACAGAGTATTACCTATTACCTATTACCAAACCGGTATTTTACCCTTTGCCGATTTGATAATTTGGCTTAACTTTGGACTATATGAACAGAAACATTGCAGAAATAAAAAGCAACCCGAAAAACCCAAGGGTAATAAAAGACGATAAGTTTACTAAGTTGGTTCAATCGTTAAAGGACTTTCCTGAAATGCTTGAAAAGCGGCCGTTGGTTTGCTTTACCGATACAGATGGTAAACTTGTTGTATTAGGCGGCAACATGCGCCTTAAAGCGGCAAAAGAAATAGGGTTAAAGGAATTGCCAGTAATAATAGCAGACGATTGGACAGAAGAACAAAAGGCGCAGTTCTTAATTAAGGATAACGTAGGATTTGGAGAATGGAATTGGGATGAGTTGCAATCCGATTGGGATGTGCAGAAGTTAGAAGATTGGGGGTTGGATATACCAAAGGAGTTTAAGGTAGAAGCCGAAGCAGAGGAGGATGATTATGAAATACCCGATCAAATTGAAACGGATATAGTATTAGGCGATTTGTTTGAAATTGGAGAGCATAGGTTGCTTTGTGGGGATAGTACGGATAGTGATGCGGTTGCAAGGTTAATGGATGGGCAAAAGGCTGATATGGTGTTTACCGACCCGCCTTATGGAATGTTTTTAGATACTGATTATTCAAAAATTAAAGGAAGTGAAAATTCTATTGGTTTTAAAGGTAATAAGACAGGTAACAAGTATGATAAAATTATAGGTGATAATGAAGATTTTACACCTGAATTAATAAATACAATATTTGCTTCATTCCCTAAAACAAAAGAAATATTTGTATGGGGAGCAGATTATTTTGTTGATTTATTGCCTAATTATGGCAAAGATGGAAGTTGGCTTGTTTGGAATAAAAGAAGTAGCGAAGCACAACAAAGAGGTATAGGCAATTGTTTTGAATTATGTTGGTCTTTAAATAAACATAAAAGATTTGTGTTAGATTTTGAGTGGTTTGGATTTTTAAGTAAAGATGATCCTAACGAGGCAAGAAATAGACAACATCCATCAATGAAGCCATCTAAATTGATTAGTAGAATGATTAATGAATTTTGTAAAGATGCTAATATAATTGTGGATATATTTTTGGGTTCAGGTACTACAATGGTAGCAGCCCACCAACTTAACCGCAAATGCTTTGGCATGGAACTTGACCCTAAATATTGCCAAGTAATTATTGACCGCATGAGAAAGTTAGATCCAAGTATAACAATTAAAAAGAACGGAAATGCCATTTAAAAAAGGAGTTACACCACCAGGGGCAAAGCCTTTTGTAAAGGGGCAAAGCGGAAACCCAAAGGGTAGATCAAAGGACATACCTGAACTAAAGCAACTACTTGCAGAAGTATTAGCCGAGGATAAAGACGGCATAAGCGCAGCTAAAGCAATACTTATGGCATTACGGGCAAAAGCTACCAAAGGAGATGTTAGAGCGGCAGAATTACTATTGGATAGAGCATACGGCAAAGCAAACCAAAAGATTGAACATTCTGGGGCATTAGTGCCTATACAGATAAACTATGTAATAGATGGAGGCAATGAGCCAATCAAAGAGTCTTAAGGTTACACCCGTTTACGATGCTAACTTTAAAGCGTACAAAGAAGGTTGGCCGATAATCTGCAATGAGGGCGGATCACGTTCAAGCAAATCATACTCCGTTATGCAGCTATTGGTTCAGATAGCCGTAAACGAACCTAACAAGCGTATATCTTGCGTATCTCATTCATTACCCCACGTAAAGCGGGGTATATATCGTGATTTCAAGGTTATTATGACCGAATTGGAATTATGGGATGATAATAACTTCAGCTACTCCGATTTCATTTACACATTCAAGAATGGCAGTTATATTGAACTGTTCGGTCTTGAAGATGAAGGGAAAGCACGTGGACCAGGGCGTGATATACTTTTCATAAACGAGGCCAACCTACTTACAAAAGCATTGTTTGACCAATTAGCAATGCGTACAACGGGGCAGATATTCCTTGACTGGAACCCCGCCGACTTCGTGTCATGGGTTTATACCGTAGCCGATAACCCTAAGAACAAGCGAATACATTCCACCTACCTAAACAACCGCACAAACCTAACGGATAGCCAAATAAACGCAATAGAGGCGTTTAAAGACCTACCTGACGACTTTATGTGGAAAGTGTACGGTCTAGGGCAAAGAGGG